GATTGACGAAGAAGGATGCGAGATAGGTTTACAGGCGCTTAGCGGATATGAATGGCTTTATGATACGCTGCACAAAACTACTCGCAGCACTCCCGCGCATAACTGGGCTTCAAATGGTGCAGACGCCTTCAGGCAGTTTGCGCAAGGCTACCGGGGTAAAACATCCGGTTGGCGTGAACAGGTTAGAGCTGCGGGAGTCGGCGGCAATAATCGACGCTATCGGTCGCAGAATTCGAGGCATAATAATGCATCTAATCCTACTTTAGATCACGTGGTATAAATTATGGCGCACAAACGTACAGGCACACGTTTTACGACGGGCGGATCAGCCAACCGTGGGACACAAGCATCCCTGCAGAAAGGCGGAGGGCATACCCGCCGTGATTCTAATCGTAGACAATCAGGGCGTAGCGATAACGAAGAAATGAGCGATAGCCAAGTCGTAGGTTTTTTAGGGCGTAAAATTTGGCAGTCAATGAACGACGAAGACGGCGATATTTCAGACGTCCGTATAGAGAATTTTAATTACTACAACGGTAAAGAATACGGCGACGAGCGTGCGGGATATTCACAGTTTGTCACCCGTGAAACGTTAGAGACAGTGGAGTGGGTTCTACCGTCCATATTAAGGGTATTTTTATCCGGTGACAGGATTGTTTCTTTTGACCCAGTGAACCCTGAGGACGAGGCAGCCGCTAAACAGGAAACTGACATAGCTAATTATTTTCTGATGAAAGCCAATAACCGAGGGCAGGGGGGTTTCGTGCCTCTCCACCATTGGATGAAAGATTGCTTGATGTACCCGAATGGGTATATTAAATGCTACATGGAGGAGTACGAACATACCGATGTGAGCGTAATGACTGGGCTTAATGACATGGGGGTCCAGATGATTATGAATAACCCTGAGACCACGATATTGGAGCAACGCTCGAATACGACAGTTGCGGAAGGCGCCAATCCTCTTAGTCCCCCCGTCGAATTATTCGATCTTAGAATACGTACCACCAAGAAAATAAAACAACTCCGTATAGACCCCGTGCCAGGCGAAGAATGCTTAATAGATAACGATTGCGTAACTCTTAATTTGGACGAGGCCGATTTTGTATGCCACAGAGTGCGCAAAAGCTATACGCAACTTGTTAACGAAGGGCACGACTCTGAAGAGTTAGACCAAGTAGGTATCGGAGAAGATTACCAATGGAATGATGAACGTACGAACAGGCTTTTCTATGAGGATGAAGACCCCGACGCTGAAGATGAAGACGACCCAAGTATGCGCATGTTTTGGGTCCATGAGTGCTATGCCTATTTCGATTTTAACGGTGATGGGCTAGCTGAATTTCGTCGCGTGGTGTTGATCGGCGATAAAATTTTCGAGAATGAAGAAACTAATTATCAGCCAATGATTGCCATGTCGGCCATTCTTATGCAGCACAAGCATACTGGAATGAGCTTTATCGACATCGTCAAAGATTTACAGCTCCTAAATTCAGTTTTAGTACGGCAGCTTTTAGACAATGTTTATAAAACTAACGTACGCAAGAAAATTATTTCAGAGGATGCTTTACTTGAAGATGGCTCGACTATGGAGGCACTGCTCAACGTGCAAGCGGAGTTTATACCTGTCAGAGGTCTTGCGGGTAACGCTTCTGTGCCCGAAGCCAATCAGTCAGTAGTCAGTGAATTACTGCCGGTAATCCAATATTTTAAAGAGCAACCTACTAATAGAACAGGGGTGTCCCCTGAATTAGGCGTCGACCCGAATTCCTTGCAGGAGGTACGCCAAGAGGTGTACACAAATGCGTTGGATAGGGCGAGTCAACGGATTGAGATGCTGACAAGAATCTTTGCTGAGACTGGTTTTAGAACGCTCATGCTTAAAGTGCATCAACAAATGCGATCACATTGGGATATCGAACGCGCAGTTAAGTTGCGCGGAGAGTGGGTAGACGTTGACCCTCAAGGCTGGCGAGATCGCACTGATGTGACTGTGAATACAGGGCTAGGGTTTAACCCTAAAAATATCCAGCTTGGATTGCTCACCAAACTGCTAGAAATACAGCGCGAGGCCGCAGGGCAGGGTATGAGTAACCCCAGCATGATCCATAACACTTTAGAGAAAATGGTCGTGGCGGCGGGCATCGGCGATGCCAAAGCATATTTCATCGACCCTGCTTCACCCGAGTTTCAGCCCCCTCAACCGCAACCTGATCCACAGGCTATTTTAGCCCAGGCGCAAGCTCAGGCACTTACAGATGAGCAGCAGCGTAAAAAGCAAGAAATGCAGATTAAGGCTCAGTCGGAAGGGCAAAAGAACCAGCAAGATTTTCACATTAAGCAGAACGAAATTAAAAGCAAGCAGATTGACCAGCAACTCAAGCAACGTGAATTATCGTTACGTGAGCGTGAATTACATTTTAATATGCAGTTGAAAGCAGGGGAGTTGCGGGTTCAAATACCTAATACCCAGGCGGATACAGCCCTTAAAAGAGCTAATGCCGATAAAGCTATCGTGGATGCTTCCGCCAACGCTGTCGAAGGTAGTGAGACGTACCTAAAAGCTTTGGAGATCGTTACGCAGGCTAATGATGCTAACGAGGATGAAGAACGCGAAATAGAAATTGACTTAGAGGGTGATGGCAATGGGAACAGCGAAGCAGAGACTGGATCTTAAACCCGGGAGTAGCCAACGTGAGGCTGAAAAGGCGAGTACGCTGCAAATGCCTGCTTTGACGGTTAAAGTGCACCCCCAAGTTGATGTAAAAGTACCGCCGCCGCAGCTTAATATGGATGCGGCACCTTTTACTAAAGTGTTGGCGCAATTAAGTAGTTCAATGAATCAGATCGCCACACAGCAATTGGAAATACTGCGTACAGTGAAGCAGCAAAACGAGGTACTTGCGCAACTTGTAGCGAAAGAAGCGCCTGCGCCTGTTACTCGGATAACAAATTCTCGCAGCCCCAGCGATTTTTCAGTGGAATTAGAGAAGGTGAAGGGCCAAACGGTGGGGATGCGTATTCGCGCCGAACCCGTGAACTAGCGTGCTGGGCCGATTAGTTGTAAGCTGCGAGGGAATAATTCATTTAATTAGATCAAGAGGATATTGCCATGCCTAAAGGTCAAGGCTACAGCCATAACGATTCAAAAATGTACGGCACCACTAAATCGTCAGCTCGAAACGCCCCCATGGACTCGAAAACGGGCAACTATGGTAAGGCGATAGGCGATAAAGGGGTTAAAAACCCTAAGGGAAATCGTAAAACTAGATGCGCGGCAGATCGGTATAAGTAATGCCTAACACTAAGAATGCGTCGATACGTGGCGTGTCATCCAAGCGGACATCGCAGGAAGTGGTTGCCGAAGATGCTGCGCGTTTACTTGGCGATCCTGCTTTTATTCGCGCTTACGATGTGGTTGAGGAAGGGTTATTTAATGCGGTTAGAGCCCATCGGCCGAACGGTACGCAGGAAGCCGATGATGTCGAACGCGAGTACTGCCGATCTATCCGCACCCTCCACAGCCTGAAAAGGGTGCTTAATGTCACTATACAAGGTCAAAAATTACGCGCTGCTGATTTTAAACCACAATCTAACACGGACTAACCATGCCTGAGTCATCAAATCACGCCAGACAATCTCCGACACCCTCAAATAACACAGATGGCTCCGATTTACGAAGCATAGCGGGTCAAGTTAATAATATATTAGACGACGACGGGCATTTCAACCCCGACCCAGGCAAATTAAGCCGTGGGCATCCTGACCACCCTGATTATATTGGTCAGGGCGGTAAAAACACGCCTGGTCGGGATGATAGAGGGCGTTTCCAGAAAAAAGACGCCGCCTCCCCCGATGGATTGAACACCTTAGACACCGGTAGCGATGATTTTACCGACGACCAAAAACCGTTTTCCAGTGACGATCAAGACGCGGACACCTCTGATGCAGGTGATACCGCCGACGATCTGAACGCATCAGCAGATGCTGACGCTGAATCTAATGACGGAGAAACTGAATCCATTGAAACGCTTAATGAGCTGGCATCTGCGCTTGATCTCTCACCAGAGGAATTTAAAGCACAGATTACCCATACTTTCAAAGCGGCTGATACGGAAGTCACAGTTACCCTCGCTGAATTAGAGGCAGGCTACCAAAAAGATGCTGATTACCGAAGGCAGACGCAGAATTTAGCCGAAGGACGACGGGTCGCAGAAGCTGTGTACCAAAATAAAATGCGCGAGTTTGAGCAGCAAAATGCTTTAGCAGCGCAAAATTTTGGTGTCACTGAGCAGATAATCGCAGCGGAACTCAACGACCCTCGCCTTGCAGAGCTTCGTCACGCTGATCCGGCTGAATGGTCGGCACGCCGTGAGGAGATCACTAATAAAATCGGCGCAATTCGTTCTGCCCAACAACACGCGGCAGCAAACCACAACCATTTTAAAACACAGCATTTAACCGGACTGAGGCAGCGCGAGCAAGAAGCTTTGAGCACCGCGATACCTGATTGGTCTGATAACCATCGTAAATTAGCTGAAGCCACCATGTCCTCGATAGGTTATTCGCAGGATGAGGTAGGTCAGATATTTGACCACCGCCTCGTAGTGGCGGCTCTGGAACTTGCAGTACTTCGTAATGAAGTATCCGGGTTACGTGAGCAGAAAAATAGCGCGACCGACGCGGTAAAACGCGTTAAAAAAGAGGTGCCCAAGTTCCAAAAACCGGGTAAACAACGCCTCTCCGGAGCGCGGGTAAAGAAAGACTCTTTGGCTAAGTTACGTAAAAATGCGCAAAATTCTGGATCGGTTGGAGATGCTGCCAAGGTAATTGAACATTTACTCTAATGAAAGGTAGCTTAAAATGAGCACAACTAATTTTGATAGGTACGATCTAGACTCCTCAGGTGATAACGTGAGAGAAAATCTTACGGATGTCATATACAACATCTCACCCACTGAAGTCCCTCTCCAGGCGAATATCGGGCGTGGTAACGCTGATAATACGTTGACCGAATGGCAGATTGACGAACTGCAAGCGGTTGATACGGGTAATGCTGCTATTGACGGCGCGGATTTCGGTGCCGATGCTTCAGACGAAGCATCTCGAATCGGCATGTTCGAGCAGATTTCCATTAAGTACATCGCAGTGTCACGACGGGCTAATATTGTCAACAAGGCGGGCCGTAAATCTGAATTGGCGTACCAAATCGCTAAGAAAGGTAAAGCGTTACGTCGAGATGTAGAGGCCATCGCATGCCTTAATCAAGCGACCTTGGCAGGTAACAGCACCACCGCCTCGTTAACAGCAGGTTTGGGTGCATGGGTTAAGACTAATACCGTCAGGGGCGTAGGTGGTGCTGATCCGGCGTTGTCTAGTACCACGTTTGGTCAGCCTACTACGGCGGCTACCGACGGTACTACCGCAGCATTGTCGGAAGCTGATATCCTTCAGGTACTCCGTGAAGCCTACATTGAGGGCGGTGAGCCTAATATGATAATGGTAGGCCCCACTGTCAAACAGCGGTTTTCTAACTACATGTTTGACCAGTCTTCACCTACAGCGCGTATAGCCACGCAGTTCCAAGATCAAGGCGTCTCTAACCGCGGCGGAATTTCCGTGGTGGGCGCTGTTGATGTGTACGTTAGTGACTACACGGTGTTGGACATCGTACCTAATCGTTTCCAGCGTGAGCGTGATGTCTGGGTACTTGATAGCGAATACTGGGAAATCCGGTATTTGGACGGGTACAAAACTGAAACCATAGCTAAAATAGGCGACGCTGAAAGGCGCCACATTTTAGTGGATTGGGGATTAGCCAGCCTCAACGAAGCTGCTAGCGGCGTCGTTGCAGACGTAAACGAAACCCTTGCCATGGTGGCGTAATAAGGGCAATTTTAACGGTGATATTCTGCGGAGGGGTTAGCTCCTTCGCAGCCTGAATATTAAGAGGGTACCTTGCATGGCGAATGTGAAAATCAGGCAACTTGGCGAGCATGTCTCCACTATCGGCCTCCATATGGGGGGAGGACCAGAACGGCGTAAGCTTGAACCTGGCGAAGTAGTGAGCATACCTGAAGACTTTTTTGAAAAAGATGAGGTACTGTTAGATGCGTTAATGGCGTCGGGGCATTTGGAATTAACCGCCGACGAAGTCACTCGCCCGCTTGATTACGCTGATTATAGAGAAGCCAGGCTATGCTCACCCACGTTTAAAAGTAGAGGCCCCGACGAGAGTGAAGAGTCTGCACAAGCACGTGAATCTGTCAGCGAGCGGCTAAAACTGCTTCCGTTGCAGACGCCAGAAATCACCCAACCAAAGAAAGTACGAAGCCGGAAGAAAACCGTTTCGAACTCTGTTGCGACAGCGTAAAAATGGGCAAGAAAATACTACTTGACACATCGCCTACCGGTGTTCAACACAGTATCGAAATTGATGATGATGGC